ATGAGGGACACCCCCGCGAACCATAAACGCGGTAAAAACCCGGTGTGCATCGTTTTTGATTATTCCCGCACACTCACGCAGAAGGAATTCCCCGTCGGGCTACGGTCATGGTTAATGCGGGAATACGGCGACGATACAGCGCAGCTAAAAGGGTAATGGACAGATAGAGCGGTTTATTTCATTCCACAGGATTCTGAGTGCCCCCCCTCCTCCAATAGGCTGAGCATCCACCTATATAGTTTTAATTTTCATCAATCCATTTAACTATCGTTTAATTGTTGTCACATAGGATTCTGCCGTTTTTAACAATGCAGGATAATAAGATGAAAAAAATGTTGTTTTCTGCCGCTCTGGCAATGCTTATTACAGGATGTGCTCAACAGACGTTTACTGTTGGAAACAAACCTACAGCAGTAACACCAAAGGAAACCATCACCCATCATTTCTTCGTTTCGGGAATTGGGCAGAAGAAAACTGTCGATGCAGCAAAAATTTGTGGTGGTGCAGAAAATGTTGTTAAAACAGAAACCCAGCAAACATTCGTAAATGGATTGCTCGGTTTTATTACTTTAGGCATTTATACTCCGCTGGAAGCGCGTGTGTATTGCTCACAATAATTGCATGAGTTGCCCATCGATATGGGCAGCTCTATCTGCACTGCTCATTAATATACGTCTGGGTTCCTTCCAGTTGTTTTTGCATAGTGATCAGCCTCTCTCTGAGGGTGAAATAATCCCGTTCAGCGGTGTCTGCCAGTCGGGGGGAGGCTGCATTATCCACGCCGGAGGCGGTGGTGGCTTCACGCACTGACTGACAGACTGCTTTGATGTGCAACCGACGACGACCAGCGGCAACATCATCACGCAGAGCATCATTTTCAGCTTTCGCATCAGCTAACTCCTTCGTGTATTTTGCATCGAGCGCAGCAACATCACGCTGACGCATCTGCATGTCAGTAATTGCCGCGTTCGCCAGCTTCAGTTCTTTGGCATTTTTGTCGCGCTGGGCTTTGTAGGTAATGGCGTTATCACGGTAATGATTAACAGCCCATGACAGGCAGACGATGATGCAGATAACCAGAGCGGAGATAATCGCGGTTACTCTGTTCATTGCTGACCCCACAAACAGATTTCACGCTCAATCTCACGACGAGTCATGAGACCTTTCCATTGCTTACCGCCAGCATATGTCCAGCGACGTAGCTGATCACATGCGCCTTTGATATCGCCCTGGTTTATTTTGCGAAGAAGCGTCGATGTTCTGAAATTGCCAGCACCCACGTTGTAAACGAATGAGTAAAGAGCGCCGCGCGTTGTTTCCGGTATATCGACTTCGATGTACGGGTTAATTTGTCTGGCGACAGTGGCAAGGTCTTTATTCAAGAGTGCTTTGCATTCTGCTTTGGTATACGTTTTACCGAGCATGATGTCTTTTCCTGTATGCCCGTGACATACAGTCCATACACCAACAATATCTTTGTATGGTATGTAGCTGACACCTTCCAGACCATCGTTACCACTTGGGCCAGTGATTAACACTGATGCTATAGCAATTGCTCCGCCACCAATAGCAGCAGCAACGGCTTTTCGTAATGATGGAGGCATTATTCACCTCTCGCAGCCTTGCGCTTATCTTCTTTAATCTTGAAATAAAGGTTTGTCAGGTACGTCAGCAGGCCAAATACCAGGCTACCCAGCACACCTATTGCTGCCCACTGTGAGGGCGTGACTTTATCGAGCAGCTGTAAAAACCAGTAACCGGCACTACCTGCTGAGGTGCCATAGGCGACACCCGTTGTTAACTTATCCATGGATTTCATAACCCCACCTCGCAGACAAAGCGGGTGTAAATTGAGGGAATACAACGTATCGCAAAAAAGCAGAAACGTAACAGACTCGGAGTCAGTGAATAACTTAGGTATTGAGTTATCAGCTAATATCGAGACTCAAAAAATGGAAAAACCAGCTCGACGGCGGGTTTAAGCTGTGTGACGAAGTAACCACTCTTAACAGCATAACCAATTTTTTACGTACGTAAACCACTGAATGATATTTATGAGAATGCTACCGAGTGTTCAAAACACCACCACAAATACATAAGAAAACCTCAACAAATAACCAATAAATAATTTCCAGCGTTATTTTTAGTTGATTTAAATTAAACCGTCAAATTATAGAACCCCCATAAATAACAGCCATTAATATAAATTAGCTAATAGGTTTATTTTTGTTCAAATAAGAGCCATAAATAGGTTTTGATAGAAAAAGTTCAGATAAAAATAGAGATCTACTTCACAAATTAAATGAGAAACTAAAACTTACATCTTGAAATAATCACATTGATTAGATGAATATTTATCTCGCAGTGACATCATTTTTTAATAATAGTTCAAAAAAAAGGGCTCACGATGAAAAAATTAACAGTGGCAATTTCTGCTGTAGCTGCATCAGTACTGATGGCGATGTCTGCTCAGGCAGCTGAAATTTATAATAAAGACAGTAACAAGCTGGATCTGTACGGGAAAGTTAATGCCAAGCACTACTTTTCCTCTAACGATGCAGATGATGGTGATACTACTTATGTTCGTCTGGGCTTCAAAGGCGAAACCCAAATCAACGATCAGCTGACTGGTTTCGGTCAGTGGGAATATGAATTCAAAGGCAACCGCGCTGAATCTCAAGGTTCCTCCAAAGACAAAACCCGTCTTGCATTTGCAGGCCTGAAATTCGGTGACTACGGCTCAATCGATTACGGCCGTAACTACGGTGTAGCATACGACATCGGTGCGTGGACTGACGTTCTGCCAGAATTCGGTGGCGATACCTGGACCCAAACAGATGTGTTCATGACTGGTCGTACCACTGGTGTTGCAACCTATCGTAACAACGACTTCTTTGGTCTGGTTGATGGTCTGAACTTTGCTGCTCAGTACCAAGGCAAAAACGATCGTAGCGATTTCGATAACTACACCGAAGGTAACGGTGATGGCTTCGGTTTCTCTGCTACCTATGAATACGAAGGATTCGGTATCGGTGCAACTTATGCGAAATCTGATCGTACCGACACTCAAGTTAATGCAGGGAAAGTTCTTCCTGAAGTATTTGCTTCCGGTAAAAATGCAGAAGTTTGGGCCGCAGGTCTGAAATATGACGCTAACAACATTTACCTGGCCACTACCTATTCTGAAACCCAGAATATGACTGTATTTGCTGATCACTTCGTTGCTAATAAAGCTCAAAACTTCGAAGCTGTTGCACAATATCAGTTCGATTTCGGTCTGCGTCCGTCCGTTGCTTACCTGCAATCTAAAGGTAAGGATCTTGGAGTATGGGGCGATCAGGACTTAGTCAAATATGTTGATGTAGGTGCAACCTATTACTTCAACAAAAATATGTCTACTTTCGTTGATTACAAAATCAACCTGCTTGACAAAAATGACTTCACTAAAGCACTCGGTGTAAGCACTGATGACATCGTTGCTGTAGGTCTGGTTTACCAGTTCTAATCTGATTACGAAAAAGATATGTTGCGGGAGGCTTTGCCTCCCCAACATATAAGTGGCTCCCTCAAGCCACTTCCTTTAGGAGCACAACCTTGCTTCTAACTATATAAACCTTCTGTTATATATTACCCTTTATTTTTGGGGGCGTTGCAACGCCCCATTTTTAATAACTTTTAGTAAACAACTGGCATATTAATTAGAGTTATTAACAACGATATCCATCTCTAACCGGATATCTAATGCCATTAACATCCCTTCAATTATACCCTCAGCCTTCTGTAACCTTTTCCCGATATAACCATCAGAGCAGCAATGCTTACCTGCCAGTGACATGAATGTCATACCGACTACATAATAATCTACTAATAAATCGTGCAAATCGCTGTTGTTCTTTTTCAGACGGGCCATGCACCCGCAAATGATCATCGCGTCATCGTCACAACATTGCGGGCGAGATTTTACTTTTGAAGGAATTAATCCCTTAAAACCGGCGGCAATGGACGACCAGGTCACATCTTCATGATTATTAGCCGCCCACGCTCCCCAACGCTCAAGAACCATCTGAATATCACGCATCAACTTACTCCACAAAAATCAGACCAGAACGCCAATTACAAGCAAAAATCAACAAAACAGTATTAGTTGATTGTTATCTCTGACTTCATACTCCTGCTCCTGTCAGGGTTTTGGCGTAACTCTTCAGTATTCGGTAATCGGTCAAAACAGAACCGGGGAAACGATATAAGCGCAGACGCCCCCAGCGGTGGCGAAGAAGTTCTGCCATATAAAACTCAAACATCATTCATTCCCCATTTCGGTGATGGTCAGTTCCAGCCTCCCACCTTTGGTAACAGGCATCTTCACAACGCGGTAATCAACGACTTGAGCATCATCCAGCCAGAAACCTGCTTTAGTGAGTGTGTCAAAAGCGGCTTTTTGCAGATTATCCAGGTCACGGCGACGGCGATCCGGCATGTGGCACTCAATGCGGATTTTCACAGGCATAGCCAGGCCGATATCCAGCATTGCGTTTTTAATGATTCGGGCGACGTTATCGCGGTATGCCTGCCCCTCTGCGCTGACGTGCGTGCGCCCGCGATTATGGCGGTAATAGCGATTATTGCTCGGAGGCCAGGGTAATGTGATGCTGTAGGTATTCACGCCTTAATAACCCCCTCTTTCAGCCAGATAACCTGTGTTCTCGCCATACCTTCCAGCGCGCATTCTTTTGCATATGCAGCATCGACAAAATGTGTGCGGCGGTCGATTTCGTCGTGGCAGGCAGAACATGCAATGGTGGCAATCAGGTCTGGCGGTTTGGTACCGGTGCCGCACAATCCAGTCAGCCGGATATGTGCCAGTACAGACGTTTCAGGGTTGCCATTACATACGCCAGGGATTCTTACCTGGCATTCCCGACCACGCGCTGCTTTTCTCAAATCAGCCATGATTCCTCCTTGCTGCCAGTCGCAACCATTTTTTATCAACCAGGCTGGCGGTATATCCGAGCAGTGTTGGTATTTCGGAAGGCTTCAGCTCCGGTTTACGCTTACGACGATTTGGTACTCTGTAGATGTGTCCGTTCATGACACGAATAAGCGGTGTAGCCATTACGCCTCCTGCTTGTCGCGCAGCAGCTGGAACTCGCAGCTCTGCGGAATAGTCAGGTGGCAGCCAATATTCACCGCCCAGGCTTCAACCTTACACAGGAAGACATACATCTCTCCGGTATCAAGATCGGAGGTATGGCGTAACGACTGGATAGTAGTGATTTCGCCGGTTACGACATCAACCAGGTCCTTGGTTTCATAACCGAGGTATGTGTGTTTGAGAGCATCTTTTACCCATGCTGAAGTAGCGAACGATTTCCCCCTGCTGATGAGGTATTCACTGATTTCGCTGTACCACATGTGGCTGAGTGCATTCTGGGAAAGACTGCGTTTCTCACGCCACGGTTTAAGCACCATGCGAAAGCATTTTCCGTTCTCCAGATAAGGCTGGATCTGCTGGCCGATAGCGGTGAAGTTACCGCGATGCAATTTGATGCCATCTTGTAGGAGGTTCACGATTCACCTCCGCAGAGGTCAAACGCTGGATGCAAAAAATCGCAGGTACATTTCTGCATCTGTGAAGGGAGAAGAGAGTTTGGATTGTATGTGCGCATAAACGTCCCCGTTTAGCGCAGAAGTCACCGGAGTTGTTCAGGCTCCGGTGACTTAATTATGACAAGTTGATTATGGAAAATCAAAGCTTGTCATCAGAACAACGAATAATTTAAAAACTCTATAATTTCTAAGATTTTTTCACTTATCGCTGGAATGAAACGTGAAGCAAAATAGAGCCCCAAAAAAACCAATATTGAGTACGAAACCGTGATAGCGACTCTGTATTTTTTCTCGCCTCGCTTCACTCTCTCCCACTCAGTTTTAAGAACACTGGAACTATATTCAAAATACTGTCTGACCACATCTGTAATGTTAGATGAGCGATCCATTTTTAAAATGTAATCCTCAATGATTTTCAAAAGCAGAGACTCTTCATTAGTTAAGTTTTTACTGGATAACCTAAGCTTCACTTTTGCGGAAAGAAAATAAATTTTTCCAGCCACCTCAGGGAGCTTCTCAGGCGGAGTCGTGCGTAATTGTAAAAAGTTCTCCATCAATTCGGCTAACTCTTCCCTTAAACCATCTATCCACGCTTGCCGAAACTCAGATGTTTTATTCTCCTTAGTGATAACAAGCCCCACTCCAGCTGCAGCTGCGGCAATAATTGCGGCGACAACTGAGGCTATCCCTGCATCCATAAATTACCCCTCAAAACAATATGAATATGAATATGATTCGATGTCTTCAGCAATTGAAAACTAAAACTCCCTGTAATGTCACATCTGCCCATGAATGTGTTTTCTTCATACAGCTTTGCTGCAATATCTAAATCAGACATTAGTCAGCGGTTCTCCCGCGCCAGCGTTTGTTACTTTCTGATATTCTTTCTGTATCAACGGATTCAACCTCACCTTCTGAAAACCTAACTGCATTAGCTTTAGCCATTGCCTTCCTAGCATCTTCTTCCGCCTGGCTAAAATGCACCTTCTTTCTTCCCTTGAAACTACCAACGCGAATTTTGGAAGAGGCCTGCGTCTTGTACTTGCTAATCCGTAATTGTGCCGCCAAATGGGCTTTTGCCTCGGTGCGGTTCGCTGGCTTCTTCTTTACTAATTCAAGGTCTAAATGGTACTGCTGCTCAGCTCTTAGTTTCTTCGGTTTCATAATATCACTCTCAAACAAAGTCCATTTATCATAGAATAAAAGCCCTCTAAGAGCTTTGATTTGTATCTATGCTAATTCCCGTCAATTTGTTCTTCATTTTACCTCCAGCTGTTGTGCTGCTGCAGTGGCATTCAATAGTTTTCCTTCTAAGCATCCTACAAAATCGGTGACGAGTCATGACCAGTTCACGTAGTGCAATGAAATTACTGCAATCTATTATGACGCAAATGCGTCAATACTCGAATCAACTGATCATCCTGCCACGACTGAAATCTCAAATAGGCCGTTTCTCAAGTAAGAGATTTTGAATGCATTATTGGCTACTGAAATAAAAAACCCAGCGCCAACTGGGTTCATATGAAATTTTTTTGTCATTTCCAATTGCAAGACTGTGAAATTTTTTCCACAACCTTATCAATCTCAGACAAGTCAAACTCAACTACTTGCATAGTTGATCCATAAGGTTCAAACCCAAAAATAGCTTTTTTATGCTTAGCCAAGGTCTTTATAAATTGTATTGGTTGTGGAGCAAATGCAGAATCACCGCCTTCCCCACCTCCCCAAACACTCTTGACCGGCTTTCCGCCATCTAACCGCACTGTAATTCTTGGGTTGTCCGAACCCATATAATCATTGAATGATAAATAGGCATCTGTTTTGTTATCACTACAACGCAACACCAGTGAAGTTGCACGATCAGTACCTGCTTTGTTATATGAATCTGGTGATAAATTAAGAGCCACAAAGTCAGTCTGGTCAGTCATTTTATTTATCTCAGACTTTGTTATCCACGGCCCTAACTTCTCTACACCAGCATTTGCTGTAAACGAGGCACTTATGACAAAGGCTAAAATAAATTTTCTCATAACCCTATCTCCTTGGATTTAAAGAACTAAATATTATCAAGTCTCTTGCCACTAGAAAACCCACTTTATTTCCAAACTCTGACGGCATTCCTGAAAATCCGCTTCATACTCACTTGCCCCGCCCTATCATCCTGAGTAGCTAACCGTTAAACAAACGTTCGCCAGACCTTACCATCAATGACCAGGATTCCTGCCCGCGCCATTTTTGCCGCAGCCTGATTTATGCTGGTTAATGTCACACCTGTTGTCGCAGCAACGTCCGGCGCACAGAAGCTCTTGTGCGTCTCCAGATAATGAATAATTGCCTCTTTGCCCGTCATACAGTTGCTCCTTTCAGTCCGAACTTCGCTTTGATTTCTGCGATCTTCGCCAGAGCCTGTGCACGATTTAGAGGTCTACCGCCCATGACAGGAAGTTGTTTTACTGGTTCAGGTATCGCCTCACCACGGTTAATTCGCGCGGTCATACAAGTCAGTTCATCGGCAGCCTTGCGCCGTAATTCCGCATCAGTCAGCGCATTGGCCCGCATGTTCTGATACAGGTTGGTAACCAACCAGTAGTGCGCGTTTGATTTCCATGGATAAGACTCTGCATCCGGATACAGGCCACGCTTCCGGCAATACTCGTAAACCATATCAACCAGCTCGCTGGCGTTTGGCAGCCCGGCAGTAACGGATGCTTCTTCCCGGCACCAGGCAACAAACTGCCCGGGTGATGGCAGGAATGGTCGATTCTGCCGACGGGCTACGCGCATTCCTGCGTTAACCTGTTCCATTGTGGTGATCCCGTTTTCCCGGAAAGCCAGAACCCACTGGCGGCGGATTTCGTTCAGTTCGTTCTGGTCCCGGTTAGCCAGGCTCGCCGGGAAAGTTGCCAGTAACTGGCTGAACACACCATTGATGATCTGCGCTACCTGCTGTACCTGCGGCTTTTCGTCGTACTGTTCCGGCATGTTGTTGGCGATCCGACGCATCTGCTCACGGTCAAAGTTAATCATCTGTGCGGCGATGTTTTTCATAGATCCACCCCGTAAATCCAGTCTGTGTTTGTCAGGTCGAGTTTTGGTTTGCTAGCTGTCACGCCTGCCTGTTGCTTGTTACGGTTGATTTCGAGTTGGGTCCACTTGTCGCGGAGTTTGGCCGGACTTAGCACGTTACCGGACCAGAAGTTGTCCTGGCATGCCCAGCGGAACAGCACGCACATGTCGCGGTGGTTACGTCCGTCACGTTCACGCATCAGGCGGATATCGTTAGCCCACCCTGCAAAATTCGGTTTTCTGGCTGATGGCGCGATGGTCTTCACCATGTCAAACATCCACTCTGCGGCGGTCAGGTCTTCTGCTGTCCCCCACCTGCTGCCGCTCTGAATTGCAGCATCTGGTTTCTCCACAGGAAGATCGTTTTCTGGTTGGTCAGAGGATTCGCCAGAATTCTCGGACGAAAAAGGTTTTATATTGTCTTTTGTTAGTTTGTCTTTTGTGTTTACCTGATTCGGGTAAACGCCTTTACCTGATTTGGGTAAACTTTTCTTACCTGATTCAGGTAAATTTACCTCTTTCAGGTAAACTTTATTTTTCTTACCTGATTCGGGTAATGTTGACCATTCACTGATCACATTATTAATGCCGATATTCCGCCCGCTCTGAATAAAAATCCCACGCTTTACCAGAACACTTTTTGCAGCAGAACACTTGTGCGGCAATATCCCGGTCAACTCGGAAAGTTGCTCGTTGCTCACCCAATCCAGTTTTTTATTAAAGCCATATGTTTTGCGCATGACAGCCAGGAATACCAGAAGCTGGTGCTGTGTTAATCCGGCCAGCATCACAGCTTCCAGCAACTCATTTGCAATGCGCGTATAACCATCATCGAGATCTGCCACGCGCGGCTCCTTTTGTGCCACATCCGGCACAGGAAAATTGAATATCTCAGCAGTGTTTGCCATAATTCCTCCCGCAATGAGTGTGTTACGATTTGCACCTGAAAGTCGGTTCTGTTCCCGCAGACCGACTTTCGCCATTTTTGAACCTGTCATATTGCCCCCAGCATGGTGGTGACCATCGCCATCAATGGACCAGCCAGATCCGGGTCCACTCGAAACATCGACACAATGCCTTCACTCATCTCCTTCAGTTTCTGGTGGCGTGGTGCGTTGAGAATGACCGCCTGCTTTGCCTCACAGAGTTCCTTTTCCATTTCAGCCAGCCGAGCCATGAAGCTATCCTGCTCAACCAGGTGGCCGCGATATTCCAGCGGTAGTACCGCCAGAATTGCCGGGGTCAGTTCACGCACGTTATTTCGGTATTTTTCAGAATCGAATTTGTTATCGAGGAAGCGGAACAGCTTCTGGCGTGCACGGCTGACATCATCAGGGAAATCGATAGTGCCGCCGCCCTGCTCCCGATACTCATTCACAATGAGTGTGGCAACGACATCCTGATTATCTTCAGCCGACCAGGCGCGGACGGCATCACGGATTTTTTCGTGGCCTGGCACCTGTTTTGTTTGAGAACGATTTATCACCGCAGTCGGGCTAAATCCGCTAGTCTGTTGGTATGTAAGTGGTTGCATAATTGACTCCTTTAGTTTGAATTGACTGTTAAGTTGATTGCTTATTGTTAAAGAGCGTGAAATGGAAATTTAAGCTGCGTTCTTTTCGGTGTGTGGAAACAACTTCGGAAGATCCGGGCGAATCTGGTATGCCTTCACTACTCCACCAGTAGCCGTAACAATGCTGCCGACATGTTCAGGGGATACCTTTGCTTTGTTGTGAAGCCACTTATAGACGGCCTGCTGTGAAACTTCGCAGGCAGCGCCCAGTTTCTTTTGTGAACCAACGATATTGATCGCTGTTTTGATAGCTGGGTTCATAACAACCTCCGTGGTTAATTTGAACCAAGATTAAAACTATGGTTGTTTTTAGTCAACAACCATTTTCGTTTGATGGAATAAAACCTTGGTTGTACATTTGGACTATGAAAACAACACTCTCAGAAAGACTTAAAGAAGCCAGATTAGCGCGAGGCCTTACACAAAAGGCGCTTGGGGATTTGGTCGGGGTTAGCCAAGCTGCTATTCAGAAAATCGAAACAGGGAAAGCTAACCAAACAACTAAAATCGTGGAGATCGCGAACGCTTTGGGTGTGCGCGCAGAATGGTTATCTTCTGGCGTTGGAAATATGTCAGACAGTACAGTGCAACCAATACAATCAACTGTCAGCCATTCCAAATACTTTAAGATTGACGTTCTTGATATAGAAGTGAGTGCCGGGCCGGGAGTCATCAACCGTGAATTTGTAGAAGTTCTACGCTCGGTTGAGTACTCGTTTGACGATGCTCGTCACATGTTCGATGGCAGGAAGGCGGAAAATATCCGCATCATTAACGTGCGTGGTGACAGCATGTCAGGAACGATCGAACCAGGTGATCTGCTGTTCGTTGATATCACGGTTAAATCTTTCGACGGTGATGGTATCTATGCGTTTCTGTACGACGACACAGCCCATGTAAAGCGCCTGCAAATGATGAAAGATAAGCTACTGGTTATCTCTGATAACAAGAGCTACTCACCGTGGGACCCGATCGAGAAAGACGAGATGAACCGGGTGTTCATCTTCGGTAAGGTTATTGGGAGCATGCCGCAGACGTACAGGAAGCATGGTTAATAATTAGCCTGTAGCTTTTTAAGGCACACTCTTTTCAAGAATATTAAATAGAACACTATATGGCATAAACAAGGACTTAGGATGGAAAAGCCTAGCTTCCCACCTCTTCTTACAGCAGGATTTCATGATATGGATAGTGATGGCATCAAGTCTCTTTGTGTCGACACCTTCCCAAAATCCGTTAGAAGAAGTATGCTATACTGTAATTTTATACAGCTTATTGAGCAATTTAAACTTGTTAATCAGCAGTGTCTATGTTTCTCTGAAGTGTGGATCGATGGTTCATTCACTACAGAGAAACCTGAACCTGATGACATAGATATACTCGTGGTCGTCGATTATTTGGCCCTAAACTCTTTGCCAAACACGCTGATGCCATTGGTTAGCTCATTGTTAAATAGAGATTTTATTAAAGAAAACTACAGCATTGACGTTCTTTTGCTGCCTGAAAATCATCCAGAAATCGATTATAGTGAAAGGCGAAGTTACTGGAGAGGGTGGTTTGGTTTTGATCGGAAGGAGAATCCTAAAGGCCTCGTGAGGGTAATGTTATGAGCGAAGAAAAAACATTCAACTCCCTCAAGGAGCGAATTGCGTTCATTCAACGCGATGTGGATCTGCTTGCTCAAAATAAGGGGAGATCATTTGCTGATGACATTATATTTAGATCACTTGACTCCCATCTGAGCGATCTCCGAGAGAGACAACGTGCAATCGATAACCAACATCCTTTACGTGATTTCATGGAGTTGAGATTAAAAGGTGTTTTGGTCGATTTCGGGTCTATTCCGTTAGATATTCTATCTGTAATTTCAGGTAATCTCGCATCCCTTGTACAGAAAGCAGTTTACCGACTTGGATCTGGGAAAGATTCTAGTCGTGTGCCGATTGATGTTAAAAAATCATTAGACATGAGATTGGCAGACTTGCGTCCAGGTTCGACGAAGTTAGGTGTTACTTTTTCTACTGGTTCTTGCGAGCTCATCGAAACAGTATCCAGTCATGCTGTTAAGGAGATTTTTGCACTACTCTCATCCATTGATGAAGAAACATTCACGGCTAAAATTGCCGAAATTGGTTCGCAATCAACAGCTAACCTAAAAAACATCATAAATGAGTGCGAAAAATATAGTCTTAACTTTGATCTTACTTGGATTGGACCTTTAAGTGATGGTACCAGACAAGTGTCAATTTCTTCAGAAGATATAAAAAAACTGAATGCTCGCTTAGCTTTAACGAAGGTCATTCAGCTACCGGATGAGCATATATCAGGCGAACTTGCTATTTTATCCATGTACGGGAAATTGGAGATTGCAAGCGAGCTTGGAAAAATAAAGGCTTCTTATCCGATTGATATGTTAGGAGAAATTCAAAGTAAATATAAAGTTGGTGAACGAATATCGCTCGTAGTAAGCGTTTCTGAGATTCACAATGAAAGATTAGGAACATCACGACGTAACTACATGGTTAAAAAAATCGAATAGTGATGCTACCCGGCCACCGTGCCGGGTTTTCTTTTGCCTCCCCCTCATCACACAAACCGTTCGAAAAACCACCATAACCCCCGCTTCAGTTATCGCTATGCGATGCAAGTCACAAAATAAATCCATCTTAAATACAACCAGTTATATCTAAAACAACCAATAAAACAACTTTTGTTGTTGACGATAAAACAACTATAGTTTTAAATGAATTCATCGCAACAACACAACGATACGGCAATCACCTGATTCACCGTTGCGATGACCGCTTAGATCCGCAGCTTGAATTTCAGCAGGCTCCGGGGAGTGCGAGGGGTGAAGCGGACGCGTGAACGTCGGTGTGACCAGCTGAAATCAACTCAACACTTCATACCTCAGTCGCTTCAACGAGGCGACTTAGTTATGACAACCGGCGGCCATCCACCGCCTGAATACGCGCAGAAGTCTCTATATGTTCAGCAGCCCAGCTTACGGGCAGAAGTCTCTATATGTTCAGCAGCCCAGCTTACGGGCAGGAGTTTTTATGGTTCATCAACATTACGGAACGCAGACCGTTAATCGAGGTGCGGTCATGCCAGGAATGCTGGTCAAACACAAAGATGGTACCTGGACTGCATCAGCTAATTTACGCGGACGGCTTTATCTGCATCGCGGCATCGAGCGCACTTATACCCGTGATTTGCTCGTGGAAGTTTTTCTCGACGGACGCGGTAACGGCCTGAATCACTAACCCCCTTTCCTGTTTTCCTAATCAGCCTGGCATTTCCCGGGCAATAGTTTCACAGCCATTTTCAGGAGTTCAGCCATGAACGCTTATTACATTCAGGATCGTCTTGAGGCTCAGAGCTGGGTGCGTCACTACCAGCAGATCGCCCGTGAAGAGAAAGAGGCAGAACTGGCAGACGACCTGGAAAAGGGTCTGCCCCAGCATTTGTTTGAATCGCTCTGCATCGATCATTTGCAACGTCACGGGGCCAGCAAAAAAGCTATTACCCGTGCGTTTGATGACGATGTTGAGTTTCAGGAGCGCATGGCAGAACACATCCGGTACATGGTTGAAACCATTGCTCACCACCAGGTTGATATTGATTCAGAGGTATAAAACGGATGAGTACAGCACTCGCAACGCTGGCTGGGAAGCTGGCTGAACGTGTCGGCATGGATTCTGTCGACCCACAGGAACTGATCACCACTCTTCGCCAGACAGCATTTAAAGGCGATGCCAGCGATGCGCAGTTCATCGCATTGCTGATCGTCGCCAACCAATACGGCCTTAATCCGTGGACGAAAGAAATTTACGCCTTCCCTGATAAGCAGAACGGCATCGTTCCGGTGGTGGGCGTTGATGGCTGGTCCCGCATCATCAACGAAAACCAGCAGTTTGACGGCATGGACTTTGAACAGGACAACGAATCCTGCACATGCCGGATTTACCGCAAAGACCGCAATCATCCGATCTGCGTTACCGAGTGGATGGATGAATGCCGCCGCGAACCATTCAAAACCCGCGAAGGCAGAGAAATCACGGGGCCGTGGCAGTCGCATCCCAAACGGATGTTACGGCATAAAGCCATGATTCAGTGTGCCCGTCTCGCCTTCGGATTTGCTGGTATCTATGACAAGGATGAAGCCGAGCGCATTGTCGAAAATACCGCATACACTGCAGAACGTCAGCCGGAACGCGACATCACTCCGGTTAACGATGAAACCATGCAGGAGATTAACACTCTGCTGATCGCCCTGGATAAAACATGGGATGACGACTTATTGCCGCTCTGTTCCCAGATATTTCGCCGCGACATTCGCGCATCGTCAGAACTGACACAGGCCGAAGCAGTGAAAGCTCTTGGATTCCTGAAACAGAAAGCCACTGAGCAGAAGGTGGCAGCATGACACCGGACATTATACTGCAGCGTACCGGGATCGACGTGAGAGCTGTCGAACAGGGAGATGATGCGTGGCACAAATTACGACTCGGCGTCATCACCGCTTCAGAAGTTCACAATGTGATAGCAAAACCCCGCTCCGGAAAAAAGTGGCCTGACATGAAAATGTCCTACTTCCACACCCTGCTGGCTGAGATTTGCACCGGTGTGGCTCCGGAAGTTAATGCTAAGGCGCTGGCCTGGGGAAAACAGTACGAGAACGACGCCAGAACCCTGTTTGAATTCACTTCCGGCGTGAATGTTACTGAATCCCCGATCATCTATCGCGACGAAAGTATGCGCACCGCCTGCTCTCCCGATGGTTTATGCAGTGACGGCAATGGCCTTGAGCTGAAATGCCCGTTTACCTCCCGGGATTTCATGAAGTTCCGGCTCGGTGGTTTCGAGGCCATAAAGTCGGCTTACATGGCCCAGGTGCAGTACAGCATGTGGGTGACGCGAAAAGATGCCTGGTACTTTGCCAACTATGACCCGCGGATGAAGCGTGAAGGCCTGCATTATGTCGTGGTTGAGCGGGATGAAAAGTACATAGCGAGTTTTGACGAGATGGTGCCGGAGTTCATCGAAAAAATGGACGAGGCACTGGCTGAAATTGGTTTTGTATTTGGGGAGCAATGGCGATGACGCATCCTCACGATAATATCCGGGTAGGCGCGATCACTTTCGTCTACTCCATTACAAAGCGAGGCTGGGTATTTCCCGGCCTTTCTGTTATCAGAAATCCACTGAAAGCACAGCGGCTGGCTGAGAAGATAAATAATAAACAGGAGGATATATGAGTCAGGTTGGTAATCATTCATTCGAATTTCCGGCATCGCAAGGTGTACAGGGTGGTACTGTTACACTCTTCCTTACCATACCAGGAAGATCGCTGGCTCGTTTCCTCGCTTCAGATAATTACGGCCATACACTGGAACGCTCTCAGCGAGAAATTAATCCAAATCGAGTACGAAAATTTTTAAATTATCTCACTAACGCAGACTCAAGAAATGAGCCTTTTATCATTCCCCCTCTCGTAGGTAACTGTGATTCGAATATAGAATTTGTACCGTTTGGCAACACAAATGTTGGTATAGCCAGAATTCCCCTCGACGCCGAAATAAAACTTTTTGATGGTCAACATCGTGCAGCTGGCATTGAGATATTTTGCCGAAGTTCCCCATCAACGCTCATGGTTCCCATGATGCTTACAATGAATCTGCCGCTAAAAACCCGGCAGCAGTTCTTTTCGGACATAAATAACAACGTTTCTAAGCCATCAGCGACCATCAATATGGCGTATAACGGCCGGGATGATATTGCTCAGGGAATGATATCCTTCCTGACCCAACATACTGTATTTGCCGATATAACCGATTTTGAACACAACGTAGTGCCATTAAAAAGTAATATGTGGGTGAGTTTCAAGGCACTCACTGATGCAACGTCAAAGTTCGCTAGGAACGGCAATCAACAACTTGAAATGGGATATATAGAATCTGTCTGGGAGGCATGGATTACACTAACTCAGATTGACTCAATCCGACATGGTGTACACCACGCTACGTACAAGCGCGATTATATTCAGTTCCATGGAGTAATGATTAACGCTTTCGGTTTTGCGGTTCAACAGATGATGGTTAATCATTCCATCGCAGAAATAACTTCTATGATCGAAAAACTATGTGCAACTACCAGCTCTGCAGAAAGAGAGGATTTTTTTCTGATGGATAACTGGGCGGGGATCTGCACGAAAGCCAGCCAGGAAAAACTATCTGTTATTGCCAATGTGGCAGCGCAGAAAGCAGCAGCAAACAGACTGATACAAGCTTTTACCAAAGGAAGTCTGGAATCAACTTAATGAATCAACATTGTCTCATATCAGCATGCTGTACGGCGTCTTTAAGGAACGGTGAGCATGAAAAACAAAATCATCATGGAGCTACAGGCTCTTTTTTTATTATTCGCATTCACCCTCAAGCGTATTAACCAACAATTCAGGGATTAATGAAAGATGGCAGACATCATTGATTCAGCATCAGAAATTAAAGAATTACAGCGCAACACAGCAATAAAAATGCGCCGCCTGAACCACCAGGCTATATCTGCCACTCATTGTTGTGAGTGTGGCGATCCGATAGATGAACGAAGACGCCTGGCCGTTCAGGGTTGTCGGACTTGTGCAAGTTGCCAGGAGGATCTGGAACTTATCAGTAAACAGAGAGGTTCGAAGTGAGCGAAATTAACTAGAAGCCAAAGATAAAATCATCGCTGAGCAGGAGAAAATCGCTAACGGAGAAAAGACAGTAAGTCAGTATATGAAAACCGCATGATATCATCAGATAAAAATCGATCGTAAAGCGAAATATTAATACCAGAATAAACGAGTCGAGGTAAATTATATTACCTCGATAAATTAACTAAAACTTGCCCGCTATATACTATCTCATTCAGTATCATCACGCGCGGTCTGTGCATATGTCACTACCGCACCTAATGTATTAATTTTCTTTTCAACATAGATAATATTATCGTACTCATAATTGCCATACGGATAGCAAATGCGAATATTCTCATGTAGATCGGGGTCATCCACCTCAGCTCCAGAACAACTTTTTGAACTACCGGAAGTATACCGATACGGTGCAACATAAGACGATGTATCTCCAGGCAAAAAATAAGTTAGTGTTGTAAGAGGTATAATCAGAAAAAATCCAGCAAATATGCACATCCCTGCATAAACCTTAAGGTATGCTGACAGACTCTTCCAGCCGCTTTGTTTTACTATCCCCTTCTTAACCCAAAACAGAGATAACAGAAAAGCTATTCCCATGCTAAACAGAATGTAATAGTGGGATATACTCTGATTAAGAAACGTGACCCTGTAAATATCTGCCCGCCACCAGAAGAAAAGGAAAATAAAGATCAGGCCTGAAACTGTCATGCAAATCAAATAAGGATACGAATCTTTTTTCATGTTTAGCGCCCATAAAATTTTTCCTGCCCCGGACAAATTTACCATCCATTTTTTGCGCAGAAAATAGCTCATTACTTACTGCACAATAATACACAAAATTGCGTAAATTTTTTGCATGGATTTTAGCTCTTTCAGCCGACGTTTAAGGGGTAAATAGCATTTCCTAAAAGCAACTGCACCAACCCAACAGAATGAGCTACCGCTTACGTTGAGAGCAAAAAAGTGTATAGCAGCAATGAACAGCATCCTCGCACTGACGGGGATTTCTTTTATCTGAGCTCGCTACGGCGAGTTTTGTTTTATGGAGACAAGAAATGTCAGATTTGGCTATGAAGGTTTTGAAATGGCAATCAACTGGCGATGTCGGCATCAGTAGCGCAACTCTTGCCTCAATCGCATGTGGCCTGAAAAAGAATATCTATGGTCATCACTTCGGCGCTCCCCATGACGCAGCAGACTTTCGGCGATGCGTTGCACTTGTTGAGCAGATTCCAGAAATCAGAGATTCATTCGACAAGGTTGCAAAGCGCGTTCCGGCATTCAAAGGAATCCTCAACGAATGGGATTCACTCGTTGCTCTGTTGAAGTCTGAAATGAAGACGTACGGGAACAAAGCACCAGAGACTTACAGAAGAATCAGCGAGCTACGCAAGGACTAACCCGCCTCACACTCGATGAGGCATTTTCATTTATCAAGATATCCAGACCTACCATCGCCGCATCAATGCGGTTTTTTTATTACCTGATTTGCAGGTTCGATTCCCTATTCGGAGATAGCACTCATGCAACACGAACTACAGCCTGATTCCCTGGTTGATTTGAAATTCATCATGGCTGATACTGGCTTTGGTAAAACCTTCATCTACGACCGGATTAAGTCCGGCGACCTGCCAAAAGCCAAAGTTATCCACGGGCGAGCAAGATGGTTATATCGTGACCATTGTGAATTCAAAAATAAGCTCTTAAGCCGCGCCAATGGGTAAAATAGCGGGTAAAATATTTCTCACACCTAAAAAACACCATTCCAATCAATCCCCTGCCGCTTCAAGTAGATGTCTGCAGGGGACACCAGATACCCTTCAAACGAAATCTACCTTCACCCCGTAAAAGATAGGTTTGGCAGCACACTTGCCTTATATCTACTCATTTTTACTGCAACAGGTTGAAATCTCAGCACTGTCAGAAAGCGCTGATGACTAAACAGCCCTGGGCCGGGCGATGTAACCATCACACAGAATCCTGATAGCGAAATATGGCGTGACTCGATACTTCACTCCGCAATGCATTCCTTGATGAATTCGCAGGACCGTGATACACGGGACAGGTCGCTGAATGACGACAATGTCCTGGAAATCAGCGAACCGCGCATCTGAAGTACATTTGAGCGACTGTACCAGAACATGAATGAGGCGTTTGGATTAGGTGATTATTAGCAGGGCTAAGCACTTTAGTATTATTATTTTCCGGTTGAGGGATAGGGAGATATCGACAACAACCGGAAAAGTTTACGTCTATATTGCTGAAGGTACAGGCGTTTCCATAACTATTTGCTCGCGTTTTTTACTCAGGAAGAAAATGCCAAATAGCAACATCAGGCAGACAATACCCGAAATTGCGAAGAAAACTGTCTGGTAGCCTGCGTGGTCAAAGAGTATCCCAGTCGGCGTTGAAAGCAGCACAATCCCAAGCGAACTGGCAATTTGAAAACCAATCAGAAAGATCGTCGACGACAGGCGCTTATCAAAATTTGCCACGCTGTATTTGAAGACGGATATGACACAAAGTGGAACCTCAATAGCATGTAACAGCTTCACTAATGAAATAATCCAGGGGTTAACGAACAGCGCGCAGGAAAGGATACGCAACGCCATAATCACAACACCGATAAGTAATGCATTTTTTGGCCCTACCCGATTCACAAAGAAAGGAATAATCGCCATGCATAGCGCTTCGAGTACCACCTGGAATGAGTTGAGATAACCATACAGGCGCGTTCCTACATCGTGTGATTCGAATAAACCTGCATAAAAGACAGGAAAAAGTTGTTGATCAAAAATGTTATAGAAAGACCACGTCCCCACAATAAATATGACGAAAACCCAGAAGTTTCGATCCTTGAAAACTGCGATAAAATCCTCTTTTTTTACCCCTCCCGCATCCGCCGCTACGCACTGGTGATCCTTATCTTTAAAACACATGTTGATCATCATAAATACAGCGCCAAATAGCGAGACCAACCAGAAGTTGATATGGGGACTGATACTAAAAAATATGCCGGCAAAGAACGCGCCAATAGCATAGCCAAAAGATCCCCAGGCGCGCGCTGTTCCATATTCGAAATGAAAATTTCGCGCCATTTTTTCGGTGAAGCTGTCAAGCAAACCGCATCCCGCCAGATACCCCAGGCCAAAAAAGAGCGCCCCCAGAATTAGACCTACAGAAAAATTGCTTTGCAGTAACGGTTCATAAACGTAAATCATAAACGGTCCGGTCAAGACCAGGATGAAACTCATACACCAGATGAGCGGTTTCTTCAGACCGAGTTTATCCTGAACGATGCCGTAGAACATCATAAATAGAATGCTGGTAAACTGGTTGACCGAATAAAGTGTACCTAATTCCGTCCCTGTCAACCCTAGATGTCCTTTCAGCCAAATAGCGTATAACGACCACCACAGCGACCAGGAAATAAAAAAGAGAAATGAGTAACTGGATGCAAAACGATAGTACGCATTTCTGAATGGAATATTCAGTGCCAT